GTTCATTTCAACCGCCCGTTCCTCTGCCACCTCAAACACAGAGCCCTTTTTATACAATTCCTTTGTGTACTTGTCCCGGAAGTCTTTTAAGGCTCTTACTTTCATTTATTAACCCTCCGGTGTAGTCCCGCCGGGAAATTCTGCGGCGTTGGCCACAAACACCTGCTGCACATAAGGCACAAGCCCGGTGATATCCAGCAAGATAAATGCATTTGCGTCCATCGGTCTGCCGTTTCCGTAAAGCTTGATTTTGTAAACGCGCTGGTCTTCCAAAAATTTGTACTCGTCGCTGTACTCGATCTTACCGCCTTTTGCAGTGCCGGTTCCGAGGCCCATAAAGTACCGGTCTGCAAGGCCCATAACCGCCTTACCAACAGGCACAGCTGCCGACTGGATAACTGTGGTCGGGAAAGGGAAAACGCCGTAGTTAAATCCGCCGTCCGTAGTGCGGGGAGTGGTAGCCGGGAACACCTTGGTAAAGTAATCAGCCGGGTTTACGAGCAGCAGCACGGAAGAAATCGCGCGGCGCTTGTTGTTGGGGGCCTGAGACAATGTATTGAGCAGCGTTCCGTATGTGGTAGTATCAAGTGCGGTAATCGCAACAGCGGTTTTCTGCGGGTATACGCCGTCCACAGCGCCGGTCAGCGCGCGGGTCATACCAATGGGTTTCCCGTTGCCATCACCATCAACAATAGCTGCCTCCAAAGCAACAGCAAGCGCCTCAGACAGCAAAGTTCGTACATAGCTATCCAACCACACCGGGCCGAGGTCAAGCATAGCTTGGCACACAGGGATAAAAGCAGACAGCTTGTATTTGCCAAGCTCGATAACGCTAAACGCGCCAGACAGCTCATCGTCAATGGTGCTGCACAGTTCGCCCCATCCAGCAACGCCGGAAGAGGTGGACATGATCCACTGCACAATTGCGCCGGTATTTTGGAACGTGATCGCGTCAAGCAGCGGGTGGCTTTCGGTGAGATATTTAAACACCTCATCGATAACCGTTTTAGGCATCACATCATCAATCAGGGTGATTGCCTGCTTGGGATCTTTACCCCTCATAGCTTCAATCACCTTGCTGTAGTACTTGTTTTCCTCGTTGGTCAGCTGGCGCACTCCGCGCTGAGCCAGTACAGCCGTATCATTGGATGCGATTATCTCTTTGGATTCCTCTAGCACCGCAGACTGGATAGTTTCCGCAAGGTCTGTCCAAGCCTGAGAAAACGATTCGGTATCGTTGCTCTGGATAGCAGTGCTCATGCGCTGCAAAATTCCGGTTTTCTGTTCCTGATCAATAACAAGATTTTTCATTTAATCATTCCTTCCTGCCCTGTAGGGCGGCCAAAAAATTCGTTAGATTGTTTGCTGTTGGGGGAGTGGATTCCTTTTGTACGGCCTCTGTGATCTTTTGCATAACGATCTCAGCCACTTTTTCCGCATCGACATGGATGTTTGCAGATAAATTCGCTGATGGTTTCGCTGTTACTTTTTGCAAAATCATGCCCATGGCGCTTTGATTGGCAATATTGCTTGTCTGCTCAGATGATACAGATGTAGCAAACCCCATGCTTACGGCTTCATCTGGCAAAATCCATGTGCCCTCGTGATTTTCGCCGTCCAGCATAGCATCAAGTTCTTCACGGCTGATTGTGACCTTTTCGGCGTAAGCGTTGCCGGCAGCCTGAGAGATTTTTTCCAGCGTTTCGGCGTACTGCCTGAGTTGTGCCGCGTTTCCGGTAGCCTGATTCCACGCGTTATGGATCATCAGCACAGATGCAGCGCTCATCACACGTTCGTCGCCTGCCATAAATACAATTGATGCCGCAGAGCAAGCAAATCCGTCGCAGTATGTCACAACTCTTGCCGGGTGGCTTTTCAGCGTGTTGTAAATTGCCAATCCCTCAGATGTGTAGCCCCCGCAACTATTGATATGGACGTTGATTGTATCCACATCAAGGCCTTTAATCTCATTTGCAATTGACAGCCCGGATACTTCGCCGAGGCCGTCCAGCCCCCACGCCTGATTTAATCCAATTTCAAACGCATCTACAATATCGCCAAAGATATAAAGGTCGGCTTCCCGGCCTGCCGTCGCCAGAGAATAATACTTTTTCAACTAATCACCCCCTCCCATTTGCTTCATTGCCTCTTCAAAAGTCATATAATTTCTTGTCACAAAATGCCTCCAAGCCCAAGGCTCATCTATGATCGGCGATCCAAGCAATTTCAAAATGTCGTTGACGCAGAACACGCCTGATCCGATAAGCTTGTCAATGTTATTTGCCGAGCTTAAAATATCGATGTGCTTTACCGCGCTGGTGTCGATTATCAAGTCATACCCTTTTGCAAGGCCAGACTGACCGATTGTTTTTCTTACAATTTCTTCCCGCAGCATGTCAGCAAGCGGATCAATACAAAAAGTTAAAAACTGGTCAAGCGCATCAGATATACCCTGCACATCTCCGCGCAGCAGAGCCGGGGGAATTCCAAATGCTTTAGCGGTAAAGTCTGATATGTCATCAATCATTGCGCGCAGGTCGCGGGTGGTTTCATTGCTGTAGGTTGACTTGCGGTCATACGCTTCGAGAGACACGCCTTTACCAACCGTAGCGACGCCACTATCAGAGGATAAAAACTTTCCGTACTTCTCTATCTGGCCTTTCAGCCATTCGTTAGCATCTTCTTTGGCAACGTGCGGCGGGAGAGCCTCATATTTAAACAGCGCTTTGTTTCCGCGGGAAGATTGATATGACTTAATCCCATAGGCTAACAATTTGGCGTAGGATTCAGCAACACACCGCACAACCGCTTGTATTGACCGGTTATCACCGAGGCTGTTCAAATTCCAATACAAGACTTCATTGCCGTAAAACTTTCGCTGGAATTGCAGGTTGCCTACGGTAACACCCTCAAACACATCATCATAGAGGGCATACGGCGTTCGCTGGAAACTATCAGCCACAAGCAACTGGCCTCCGCTTTCCACAACCAGACATTCATCTGTAAAAAACAAAGTAGCAACGAGTTTCCGCAGAAACGCGCTGCTGTTCTGGTTCTTGTTTGGCTCGATATTCCATCGATACCATTCAGGATTGTTTTTATCTTCTTTGCTTTTTACAAAAACTTTAAACTCGCATTTACTGATTGCTTTTGCTATCAAATCAATGCCAGTCCACAAAGCCAGATCGCGGTAACACGCTTCGGTGTACATTTCTGCTATTGCGGTGTCATCACACCAGCCCTCACCGCTAACCTTTACATATCCAAACTTTTGAGCCAAAACGGATATTAATCCCAATAAATCACCTCCTTACCATGTGAGCGCTGGCAGATCATCACATAAAACATCTGTATCTTCCTCTAACGCATCTTCAATGCACATTCCGTGCACGACCGCCATCCAAGGGTCGGTTTTTCGGCTCTTGGATTCGATTTTCGCATAAAAGAAGTTACCAGTGTCTGTTCCCTCTTTTTTGCCGCGTGTTTCTTTCTTGGTATTGCGCACTGCCCAGCGCAGCGGGGGATAATTACCCCACGCGAAAGATTGATTGGTAAATCCGCTTTCAATCACCGGGATTACTTTCGAGATATCGTTAGGCCGAATACAAACAACGTTTTTGTAAACATCACGATCAAACCCGATGTTTCTCAACGAGCGAGTCACCAAAGTATATCGGTTATTATCCAGTGCTAGCTTTTTGATGTTGTATTTCTGCGCCTGCTCCGCTATCCAATCGGCTATCAAATCCGGGTTGATTTCTTTTTCATCAACCAGCGTCAGCCAGCCTTTTTCAGCCCAATCTTTCCACGGGATTTTCAGGCGATTCAAATCTTTGGAGTGCAAGCACAGCCAGGAGTGATTGATATCATACCTCACTCCATCAACTTTAAAATGCAGGTTTGCACTGGCAAAGTCATTGATTGTTGCATAG